TCGCAAACCCCGCGCTAAGAAGAATACCCGTCGGGTGACCAAGAAGAAGGGAGGAATGAATATTTCCGATCTGAATGTGCTTCCACCTGACATAACCCGTTCAATTCAGGGTTTCGTGAAACCGGCCTTGACAAATACAACTATCCGCGTTGCCGTTCGAGGATATTTGGCGGGCGGGAAGGATAAAGAGAAGGTCGTTTCAAAATACGGTGATATAAGTAATTGGGATGTGTCCAAGGTGACGGATATGGGTCGTATGTTTCAGGGTGCGACAAATTTCAACCAGCCGCTCGATAATTGGGATGTGTCCAAGGTGACGAATATGCGTGATATGTTTTGGGTTGCGAAAAAGTTCAACCAGCCGCTCAATAATTGGGATGTGTCCAAGGTGACGGATATGGGTGGGATGTTTGCTTATGCGACAAATTTCAACCAGCCGCTCAATAATTGGGATGTGTCCAAGGTGACGGATATGAGTTATATGTTTGCTGATGCGACAAATTTCAACAAGCCGCTAAATAATTGGGATGTGTCCAATGTGACGAATATGAGTGCGATGTTTTGGGGTGCGAAAAAGTTCAACCAGCCGCTCGATAATTGGGATGTGTCCAAGGTGACGGATATGAGTAATATGTTTGATGGTTCGGGCATGAGTGAATCGAATGCGACTTGGTATTTTGTCGACGGCGACAGCGACAGCACTGTTAATGAATGAATAAATTAATACAGACGAATGATGGGTGAGATGTTTTGGGGTGCGGAAAAGTTCAACCAGCCGCTCAATAATTGGGATGTGTCCAATGTGACGTATATGGATTCGATGTTTGATAGTTCGGGCATGAGTGAATCGAATGCGACTTGGTATTTTGTCGACGGCGACAGCGACAGCACTGTAAAACGCGTGTGCGTCGCGGCACCGTGTTCGATCAAGTCTCTCTTATAGGATGTCAATTAAGAGCGATCATAGGCCACGGTTGATCCAGAAAATCATGTTTTAAAATGTTTGAAATCAATAAATGAGAGAATGTCGGATTTGTTTTGAATCGAATAATTATGCCGATATGGTATCACCATGTGAATGCGACGGCACACAAAAATTCGTCCACAAAATGTGTCTGGAGAAATGGATTCAAAAAAGCGGTAATTTTGAATGTAACGTTTGTAATTCACCTTATCGAATTTATGATAGTAACTTTGTGAGCTTTGTGAACACACATATGTTCTTAAATATTGTACATTTTCTTATTATCTGTTTTACACTTTTGACACTATATTCATTAAATTTGTCAATCTCATTCGTACTTATTGGAATCGTTTTAAATTGTCTAACAATTGACAAAATACAAGATTTTTATCAACTTTATGAATTTGACGTTGCAAACATTTTAGGTGCATTCGACAATTCACTAATAATATATCATCAAAATTGCCTGTTGATTTTTTTTTACGAATTGACATTACTGCTTGCAAAAACAATTCAAACACAAATCAGACTACAGAGTACTGTATATACTTAGAAATAAGAAGATAAAATAAATAAATATATATATATATACTTGTTAAACTTATGGAACATGTTAATGTTACTACGATCGATGCCGTTAAAGTACCGTACATGAATCATATAACTCTAGAAAAGTTACATCATAAAAATATTCGGGAGCTATGTTTTACTAGTGCGACAACTTCGTATACAGTTAATAGATCCTATCGTTATTTAGTAAAAAATGTAGATATAAACTATATTTTTTTAAAAGTCGATACAAAAATGAAAGATGGACTTTATATGTTCTTTTTTACAATCGACATCAATACAAACAAAACAAATCTTTACGTGAGTAAATTAACTACTTTCTTTGAGGCAATTGAAAGTATAAACGAAGTCGCTCTATATGTTTCAAACAACACCGCTTCAACTGAATTTTTGGTTATGTTTGGATACATGGACAAAAAAATGACACCTGTAATTTCAAATAATGCGGCTGACATGATGGACATCGAGAAGAAAATCAGCTGTTGTTTTGCGAACCAGATCCTCAAACTTTATGCGGAAACATTTACAACAAATGTGAAGAAAATTGAAGGGGATATTGCCAGTTTGATAAACAGATTAATTCCGTCGTATAAATTAGAGATGATTCCTAAAAAACATATATTGAAACCAACTAATTTTCAATTAGATCTACGTGATATTCCTCCAGGTATCAATGTTGTTGCAACAAGAAGATGTAATTCGAACTCGTTTGATGATTTGCTGAATCGAAAGGTTTTTGATTTAAAACATCAGAAACAACTACGTTTGAGATCATCATTCACGACTTTAAGCACTTTCGAAAAGATTAAAACATATTTCGAAACAAAAATTTCAGGGAAAGTACTCGAGAACACAAAAATATTCTCAAATATATATTGTAAGAGGGTTCGAACGTTCTACGATACTGATACGACGTTAGTTAGTCAACTTCACGATATAATTTTCACAATTAACAATAAGACGAGTAAACTTAAGAAACCTCTTATTTTATGGGGATTACAAAATCTCGGAGCCGAAAGTTTTTTTGGAAAGTTATTGGTGGGGAACATGACATATTTCGAAAATGGAATTGAAATAACGAAAAATATTATTTTGAAAATTGCTATTCCAAGTACTGAATATGTTGTAGAAAACGAAAGTGATTCTGCTCAAATGATGCGTGAAATCCATATGAACAAATATGCATCTGATGCGGGTATCGCACCGGAAGTACATTTTTCTGTCATTTTGAATAGTGCAAACAAAAAACAATTATTAGAACATATTAAACAAATCATAAGCTCTAATACATTTTTCGAGAACTATGAAGCGTCTGGAGAGGTAATGTTGATGGGAATGGAATTCGTTAGAGGGAGAACATTAAATGATATGGTCGACAAAAGAAAATATGCCAAAAAGGCCATAGAAAAAGTAGAAGATATGCACAATATAGGACTCATACATGGAGACTTGCATCCAGGTAACATTATGATTGATGACAATGGTAAAATCTTAATCATCGATTTCGGACTTTCACACTTAATTTCAAATACACCAGATTTTTCGTATGGAAAATTTAAATTCAACAATCAAGAATTGTCGCAAGGTTTTGTAAATGTTAAGAAAAAAACCAATCTCTGGAATTATGAACGCCCTAATCAATCACATATGCTATTCAAGGCTGCAGAATTTGACAAACTTCCACAACAAAACAGACCAGATATATTTGAAATAACTGGAAGCAAGATCACATCATGCATGCAGTCAAAAATACCGTCTTATAATATAAATTTATTCCAGGATGTCAATCGAACCAGAAATCTCGTAGATAGGTTAGAAACCCTCGTCGGAGGAAGTGTTCCGAAAAAACGTACTCTAAAATCACAAACATCAAAACGAAAAACTTTAAAAAAAATGCGGCAATTTAATAATATCGATATGAACCTTCAGTTCGAAACAGGAAAATATTACAAAAATATCAGGAATGTATACCCAACCGAAGAAGAGAAAGAATCAATACATAAGTTACTCAGAGACACACCAACCGAAGAGAAAACTAATTTATTTGGTTAAATCGAACTGAACTAATTGGAGTCGTACCCCACATGATGAATCAATGTATTTTGAAAATGATGGAAATATATGTATCGATGTATCACACCCCTTTTCAAACTTCTATAGTTGTTATTCAATCATGTCGTTTTTTGTGACTCTGTCGACTCTATTTGTTTTTAGACGGCAAGAAATCCCGAGAGTCGCAATTTCTTGCAAGAATAGTTTCATAGCATACGGAATACGATGTTCGTGTATCTTAGTCGATTTTTTTGAGAACGATTTAATTAAATTTTTATCCGGGTTCACAGCGCACATTACTCCCGAATCATTTGTATACACTGTATACTTATCACTCAACTCCATAAATTTTTCTTTTAACGCGCCCATTGCCCCATGTGCAATGAATACATCTCGTTCCATTTCCCCTACGCGCAAACCTCCGCTTCTCGATCGGCCTTCTGTGGGTTGTCTTGTAATTTGGACCACCGGTCCTGTTGCACGTGCGTGCATTTTATCGTCGACCATGTGTTTCAAACGTTGATAAAATGTGGGTCCCATGAAAATATTGGTCGGATATTCTCTTCCACTTTCACCCGAATACAATTTCGATTCACCGAATTTATCAAACCCCATTTTATCGAGATTTTTTGAAATCAAATCAACTGAAATGCCGTTAAATGGTGAGCCGTCTCCACACGTACCCGTTTCAGCGCATAAAACACCAAATAAAGATTCTAGAAGCTGTGCGCACGTCATCCGCGACGGAATTGCGTGCGGATTCATAATGATGTCGGGAATCACGCCATTCGACGTATATGGCATATCACATGCATTGTAGATAAAACCAATTGTTCCTTTTTGTCCATGACGTGAACTGAATTTATCACCCATTTCAGGAATTCTTTCAGACCTAATTTTAGTTTTGCAGAAAACGTACCCTTCCGCATTTCTTGATACATATGTTGTGTCAATTACTCCGCCTTCGTTGTTTCTGGTGTACGTTGAATTATCACGGAACTCTTTGTCGAAACTAGATGCGTTCGAATTCTTTTTTTTGTTATGAACCGGAACAATTTTCCCAATAATTGCGTCACCACCGCATACACGTGCACCTATTTTCGGGAATCCAGTTTTTTCGTCAATTGCATCATACGAACAATGTCTTAGCTGTAACGTGTTATTGGGATTTGGTTTTGCGAAATTTTCTTCCTCGCCGGTTGACTGATTCTTCTTTTCTTCGACGTGATAAGTCCGGAAAAATGAGCTTCTAAACAAACCACGTTCGATTGCGGATTTATTAAATATCAACGAATCTTCTTGGTTGAATCCTTTATCGCTCGCAATTGCAATTATAACGGTTGTTCCATTTGGCGTATTAAAGTTCATATATTTTGAATTATGTGTTTCAACAAGTGCTTTTGTCGGATACCAAATTACATTTGATATTGTATCCATTCTGTTTCTATAATTCGTATTATATACAGACATTGCCTGTTTTCCCATCGCACTTTGATAGCAATTACGGGGACTTTGATTGTGATTACAAAATACAATATTACTTGCAAGAACGCCCAATAACAATGATGGATCTATCTCAGAATGCGTGTACTTTAAGTTCACTATACGCGAGTCCTCGCAAATATAGGCGGTTGCGTTTTCCTGAACTTCTAAATATTCTATAACATTCTCCTGAATTAATTTTTTCCAGTAGTTTTGTATAGTATAATCAATCGTAGAAATTTTATGCATATTTTTGACAACGAACACTGGTTTCGAAAGTCTACCGGACTTTGTATATATATCTATAATTTCATTAGCATAATCAGCTACTATACCAGTGAACATATTAATAAATCCATCTCGACGAAGCCCAATTAAAACATTCTTCATATCGATCATATCGACACACAGCCCTATCAATCGTCCATTTATGTTAACGTAACAATAGTCTGAATAATCAATACGTATGTCAATATCGATGGTTCGTATGAATCCATCACATGTGTTTATTCTATCTTCAATCGATGAAATTAGAGAATCTGTTGTGATTTCACATGCCAACGCCATATTTTTCACTAGCCCACATGCGGCCCCTTCGGGCGTTTCAGCCGGACAAATGTAACCATATGTAGATGGATGCAGTTTCCTTGGCTTTGTCATTTTAGTTGTTTTATCGATTGGAGTATTAAAACGACGAAGATGACTCAAAGTTCCGAAATATGAAAGTCTTTGCAACACTTGTGCAACACCTACTTTAACGGTTGCGTTTTTGACACCCCAATTTCCGGTAGCTAAACTATACTTAAGATTCGATTCGATTATATTTGATTTAAATATCTTATAAATGTTATTTTCTGTAATTATGTTATGGAATTGATTGGTTATTTTCCATGATCCGTAGTTGATCTCTCTGTTAATGATTGATGTTGCATCCTTTATCAATTTTGTGAAGCTTTGGCGAAACAAGTTTCCGAGCATAACACCTGGTGTATCTACACGTTTATTTTCGAAACTATCGCGGTCATCCTCTTGAATAATTCCTTTCACAAACTTTATCAACTTAAGAGTCATATGTCCGAGATAGAGTGCCTTCTCTTTATTTGTATTTAAATGTGGTAGGAAATCGTTTTTCAAAGCTCGTCTAGTGTATTGAATACGCTTATCTTGTGTTAAGATACCGTGATTTCGGATTCGGGTTGGAATAGTTATGTGCTTCGTTATAAATTCCAAGGCCATCGGAGTTGTGTAACCACTTACCTCTTCCAGGGAGGCTTTCAAGTAGTTCTCGAATTCTTTGCGGTAGGACTTCGATTTCAGTCCGAACACATTATTGCAAACTAGTTTATCTGATTCAATATCAAGCGCCTTGAAAATGATGGCAAGTGGAATATCTTTCTTGCAACCTTGAAATGAAACATGAATAAAATGATTCCCCGCATTATTTGACTTAGTCGAGTACTTCACGCTAACCGGTTTAGCTGGCATGAAACCAACGTTAGACTGTGACTTGACTTCGCACACATGCGAAAATTTTGTACTAGATACCGAGTTGTTTTTGAAGCAAAACGACTTATTTTCAGCTTGGCGCTCCTGCGAGATAATGACCTTCTCGGACCCAGATATTACAAAATAGCCTCCTATATCATCATAGTTTTCTTGCTTCGATTTCCGATGATTGCAGTAATTTGAGCCTACCATTATAGGGATTTTACCTATCAACACATTTTTAATATGCTTCTTATCGACTTCCCGATTTTCAAAAATATCACCCGAATTTGTGACAGTTTCAATTTCAATATTAACATGTATGTTAGAAGAGTAAGTCAAATTACGTAACCTAGCTTGTTCAGGTGACATTTGTAGCATTGAACCGTCGTTTTCAAAATTCATTGGAGGGTGACAACATATATCGCCAAACGATATATATATCTCATGTTTGTATTTGCCAATCTCTTCATCGAAACTGCCATATAATGTTATCGGATTGTATTGTTTTATTATGGTACTTATCGTGTCTGACATGAAATTATTAAAAGAATTGAGTTGATGTTTGATAAGTAGGTTTTTTTCATTTGAAAACATTCCATCGATAACTCTACGTACATTTGATAGTGTTAAAGACGGATCCATGATGGAATCCGTTTTATATTATACATACATGTTTGAATCATTTTTATTATTTTTTAACGAATTTTAGGTATACACTATCAGCAAGGACACGTTATAATTTAAAAAAAATGATTGTATGTATGTTTAGTAGATATATATACTATAAAAACAAAGATCTGTATAAATTATTATGAAATTATGTTCAATATCAAAAAATGAAACGGTTTTATTTGACGTAAAACCGCCTACAAGTATATCTTCGTCTAAAGAGGATGTTATGAGATTTCTACATAAAAAAAATCCAAATAAAGGAAAAAAAAATGCGATGAGACTTCATGGTCCATACGATTCCAAACTTTATAGAAAGTGGATATTGTTTTATACAGTACCTTTAAATTCAAAATCGATTGACAGTGAATTTGTAATGTTGTTTCCAGATTCAACACAAATAGTCTTTAATGGTGCTGTGTTAATTCATACCGAATTAGATGAAAATGAACACTTTCCAGAATTGACTAAAATGATTGACGTCGACGTCGAATCAGGACTCGATTGGAAACCGGACGAAGACGAGGACGAAGACGAAGAAGAAGACGAAGACGAAGACGAAGACGAAGACGAAGACGAAGACGAAGACGAAGACGAAGACGAAGACGAAGACGAAGACGAAGACGGAGACGAAGACGAAGACGAAGACGAAGACGAAGACGAAGACGAGATAACTGAAAATGATGAAGAAGATGTCAAAGATAAAAAGAAATATTATAAGAAATCGAAATCGAAAGTTCCTGTTGTTGTAAAAAAGACGACAAAACCGGACATTCCAATCTGTATTTCGATAGAATTGCAAATCGAAGATTACGACTATACATCTTAAAAATCGTAATACAAAGAATTAATTGATTCTCAAATTATTGACTTTTTGAAGACCAAATAGTTTAACTGAGATATCCCTGAGTGGAGATGCGTATTCGTGTGTTGTTATGGTTTTCGATAGTTTCGATGTGTCCAATAACTCAGGAATATATACGGCATCAATTTTTAGTGATTTTTGTGCGTGTGCGATCGCATAATTTGCTTTTTCGCGATCGATGTGGTTTTCTGTATCGACTATAAAATCTTTTTTCTTTTTTAACTTAATTCGATCGGTTTCATCTAAAATAAGTGATTCGAGTTCACTAATTTCATAATTCATACGTGTTCTGAAGTTTTCATGTTCTGTATTATTCAACTGTTCCACTTTCAAAATCCAGTGACTACGCCTGGATGGTAGAGCTCGCTTCAAAAATTCTGTACGATATATTTCATCGAATGCTTCAATGGCCGTCAAAACATAGTATTCTAAAAAAGTATAAATTGGGACACTCGCAAACGCATTCCCATTGTATATTTTATAAAATTTATTCTTTATATTAGGAAGCATGATATTTTGATTTTCTGGGTGGTTGTCGTTGAAATGTATTATTTGCATAATATTTCTCAAAAATGATTTTGGATATTTCATGAATTCTAGTACTTGATTCTTCGAAATATATGAACAATTTTCGAATCCAATAGATAATACGCATACAGCTGTTGTTGTAGATATTTTTCTTCGGTTTCGAACTGATAATTCAAATTTTAACAAGCTATTTTCATTTCTCATTTCTGTGATTGCATTTTCACGTTCCTTAAAAATATTGTCAATGTCGAGTTTTGCGTTTCTCTTTCGATGTTTGTATGTCTCACAGTGTGTGTCGTATTTTTTACGTGTTGGTGATATGACATTACATTCTTCGCAAAAAAATCCACATGAGACCACCGATCCACTGACTTTTTTTCTCTTTCGATGTTTGTATGTCTCACAGTGTGTGTCGTATTTTTTACGTGTTGATAATATAACATTACATTCTTCGCAAAAAAATCTGTGGGTCATCTATTATTTCAATATATTATTTGTCTTTATATGCTTATTTTTTTTGCCACTTTTTTGCCACTTTTTTGCCACTTTTTTCCAAAACTATCGCCGAAACTCTACTTTCCAGAGTTCATTGTATTTCAACCTTCAAATTATTTTTAATTCATTATTTATCGTTAATAATATTCTTTTTATTCTTTTTTTTCTTTAATTTATTTTTAAAAAAAAAATAAAGAAGGGAAAATGTCGAGAAAAGTGGAAAAAAAGTGGAAAAAAAGTGGCAAAAATGAAGAAAGTTGAAAACAGGGGAGTCAATCTCAGTTTTTTCGTCAGAACATTTTCAAAAAAAATTAGGCATCTCAAATCAACCATATAAGTAACCACTAACATAAGAAAAACCGTAGACTGTAAAAACATGAAAATTATAATATTAAGTTAACCTAAAAAACAAATACAAAGTGAAAAATTCCTCGTTAATAAAATATGGCGAAAATATTCTGGAACAAAAAAATCTGAAAAAAGCCAAACTGACTCTCCTGTTTTCAACTTTCTTCATTTTTGCCACTTTTTTTGCCACTTTTCGCTCGTCCAGTTTGTGCTATGAGTTCAACCAAGGCAGTCACCCGAAGTAAAAAAGCCGATATCCTAAGTGGAGAAAAAGTGG